TGATATAGTCTACAATGATAACACCGGCATCAATTTTGCTGACTTTTTTATCCAGCTCAGCCCGTATCTTTGCGAGAGTGAGTCCCGGATCATATACTACATCTAGCTGTTGAGTCGGGAGAAGCTCGTGCTGAGTAGTAAGAACCCTATGAAACTCTTGGAAGTCTCGTTTTTCTTTGTATTCTTTCAACCGATCCTGGCCTTGCTGGAAGCGGCTCGCCCACCAGCCGGCCACTTTCTCCCACTCAATCACAGAAAGATTCTGTGTTCGTAGTCGAGAGTATGGCACTTCAGTAGCGATAGAACAACACCGTTGCAGTATTGATCTACTATCCATTTCGATCGTGAAATAAATAGCTGAACGTCCAGATTGAAATACGTTGTTTGCAATGTTTGCACACGTAAGAGATTTACCAGAGCCTCTACGACCGCCGACCAATACCAAATCTCGGGGGGAGCAGTTGATTTCATGGTCGTACTCTTCGTTGAGACCAAGACCAATATATTTACTGATCTCTTCCTCAGGTTCAAATAGCTCAATACGTTGCATGCTTTCTTGAGGAACTTCAAGGTCAACCTTGTCCTCAATGTCCAAAACAATCTGATGAAGCTCTTGCACTGACTCTTCCGCAGACGAAAAGACTACAGAATTATCAATGTAATTGTCAAGAGAGTTAAGGATTTCCTTCTGGGTATATTCATTCTTTAGATACTCAAGCAAAGCACCGGCATCAACATCTACGTCTATGCCTTCGATAGCGAAGACTTTATCGCGGGTAGGTCCATGACGAATACTTAACTTGAGATCATCGAACGAAGGGAACTCATGAAAGCTCTCACAATGCTTGTCAATTTGACCATAAAGCGTGTGATATTCTACGGGCAGATACTCTTTACGCAGATAACTCCACGTTTCAAAGTCAGCCGTAGCGATGCACTGCTTTATTAAAGCACTAGAAATATTCAATTAAGTTCCCCCGAACATGAAAAAGCTGGGCTATGCACCCAGCCACTTACACAAAAGTGTAATTACTGAGACTTAGCTGCCTTAGCGGCACCATCATAGTCAGCAGCAGTTAGACCACGGCGAGTCAACATAGTCTTTACGCCGCGAGCTGTTTTGCCAATCGCTTCTGCGATAGCTTCAACAGTCATAGAAGCAACATCAACGTCTGCCAAAGGATCTACGTTAGAAGAACCCTTAGTAGTCTCCTGACGAGGAATCGCCTGGATGTCGCCTGAACGAAGAAGGCTAAGAGCCTTACCACGAACACTGTTTACAGAACGGTCAAGAGCTTCTGCAATAGCTTCGACGAATGCACCGTCGTTAACCATTGAAACAAAAGTAGCCTCTTCAGCTTCTGTGTAAGTACGTACACTCTCTACCTTAGGAGCAGGAGCAACGTGACCAGTCAATTCCATAGACAAGATTTTGCCTTGGATAGACTTGGGTGAGAACTCTCCACCTTCAAAGTGCTCAGCGATTTGAGCATATGTGTACTGACCAGAATTGTCAGTAACGAAGGCGCGAAGAGTAGCTTCTTGAGTCTCGCTGAACGAACGTCCACCGGCTGCAGAAGCAAGTTCTACATCGTAACCCATCTTTCGCAGTTTGCTAGAGATAGAACGAGTAGAGGTTTCAAGCTGGTCTGCTGCTTCTGCAACAGTAGCTTGAGAGACGGGGCTTTCGCCACCGACAAAAGAAGTAAGCGCTTCAGTGCGCTCATCTGTCCACTTAGGAAGTGCCATATTAATTCTCCAAAAAAGATTTGAGATCGGTAACTATAGTTACGCCAGTATCTCTGGCTTGTCGTGTTTTAGCGGATTCTGCCTCACCTTCATTGATGAGAAAACCCACTTGTTTTGTTAGGCTGGACTTGACCTCATAGCCAGCCGCGTTCAAAGCACTAGTAGCATCAGCTTTGCTTTTGAAACTCTTCAAGCGTCCACTAATACATACTGTACCTTTACTCACAACGGGCGGAGTAAGGTCAGAAAAATACCAACTACAAGGAATAGTATCCAAGAAGAAAGGTAAATCACTATCTATCCAATCCAATAGATTGTGTGTCGCTTTTGGACCTAATCCGGCACGCTCACAAGTGTCTGCATTTATTTGAGAAATATGATTAATAGTCTCAGACAGCTTTAGTGTTGCCGTTTTTCCGATTAGCGGAATACCAAAAGCAGGTAAAAGAAGCTCAAGCGGAGCATCGAACGAATTCAAGATCTCCGACATGAGCTTAGATGTCACTTTTTCGGACCCCAACGATGCTAAGATACTATCTCGCGAAGAGGTGTAAATTTCGGAAGGGCAAGTCCAGCCAAGCTTTTTGATAGACGCAGGGCCGAGACCCTTGATCTTCATAGTTTTGGCAAAGTGTTCCACGGCCTTAGCATTCTGTGCAGGACACAGATGATTACGGCAGTACAGAGAATCATTTACCCATTCTAATTCACTGTCACAAGAAGGACAGTTAGTAGGGAAGTTGATTTCTTGAAACATGGACTACTCCGAAAAAGTGAAAAGATATTATACGACAGAATTGACCTGAATGTCAAGAACTATTTTTCTCAACGTCCACTCGTCTAACGATTCGTGGAATGATCTCCCCACTGCGTATAACCTCAACTGAACAACCTATCTCTAGGTTGAGAGAGCGAATGTACTCAATGTTGTGTAGAGTTGCACGGCTCACGAGTGCGTCTCCCACTTCGACTGGCTGCAGTATGGCAACAGGACTCACAACACCTGATTTGCCTACTTGCCACACAACATCGAGCAATTCTGTAATCACCCCATCCTTCTGCTCTTTGAGAGCGAAAGCCCCTCGGGGGTGGTGAGCTGTATATCCCATTCTATAAAAAGCATCGTAGTTATCTACTCTAAACACCTCGCCATCGGTTGGATAGCCAGTTGCATCGAAGTGAGTGATAACTTCAAAGCCATTTTGGGCCAAATGGTCCATCGCTTCGGAAAGACGCTCGTACTCTACACCTTGAATATCGTAGGCTACAAAGACAAGGTCTTTACACCGAGAACGAAATTCGAGTAGGTCTTTGAGATTGAGCGACCCCGCCGCGAAGTTGCGAGCATTTGTGATCGTATCGGGCGCTACGATCTCACCAGTAATTTGGATTTTTCCTTTTATACTAATGACATTTGGCACTAGCTCTTCCAGCTTTAACGTGATATCACGACCAAGATTGCCGTCACCCCGAGTTAAAGCCTGAGCTATATGGCCGTTGACATATTGCAACGACACTGCCGCCCCATCAAGTTTAGGCGTACGCACCATAGGTGACGTACTGGCTTCTACCGCATTTAAATCAAAAACCTTCTGTAGAGAATACATCTTGTATAGGTGTGGAATACCGTCAGTGACGGTATGCCCTACCGTATCGTAGTTGTACAATCTGGCTAACGCATCAAACTCTGCATCCGATAAAATCGGTGTGCCAGAGTAGTACATTGCCGAAGCCTTTTCAAGAAAATGTTGCATATAGTTCCCTCACTCAATAAACAATATTATACAGAAAAAAGGAAACAAAGTCAAGAACTATTTTGAGTATAAGTCCTTGATAAGTTCACCGAAGTGTTCTTCAATGATTTCCTTACTTTCTGCAAGTGATAAGATTTCGACTAGCCCGACGAAAAGATTTCTCGAATTATCAAAATCAAGAGGCATCGCTATACCCTCACTACTAGGCTTCCATTCTTCGTTAAAGTCCATATAGTACTTACGAACGTGCAAATACTCTATGCCTCTAAACGCATTGATAGAAAGCCTGACCTGTACCTCCTTGGCCTCATCGTAATGAATTACCTTCTCATAAATCTCAGGTGCTTGGTATAGTTCCATATTAATCTCCGTTTTTTAACACGGAGGCTAACGGTACTACACTCGTCACATTCTGTGGCTTGAGTAGGCGAAAGGAGTCGGTGTCCCAACAAAAAAGCAAAAGAGTCTGTTCAGATTCCTTTGCTCTGTTTTTCTTTTGTTGAATGTAGGGCGTGCTGAAGTCCAACGTACAAACATTGTATTTCAACTTATTACTATTCTCACTTCGATAAGTGATAACAGCATCACCGTACTCATCGACGAGCCGTGCTAGTTCTTCTTTTTTCACAAGTGCTCCTAATGAAGCGGGTTGGCAGAATCTTCTCCCGTGCCGACTTGCTTAGGGTGTGAAAGGGGCTTGCGCCCCAAGAATTAGCCGTTTACTGCTGCGATGACACCTGCAAAGTACATTGCTGCTTTACCAGTCAACTTACTGACGATCTCTTCGTCAACGTCTTGACCTGCATCTGACAATGCTGCTGTGAGTGCTTCGATAGCTGCTGCTTTAGATACGCGAGTACTAGTTGCTCCACTCGCCTTTGACGTCCCACCAGAGGCGGGGGCTTTTTTTACATATACGCCTGCTTTGGTAAGAACCATTCGAACGCCATTAGGTGACTCTTCGAACTCTGTTGCAATTTCTGCGACGATCTCCATGCTGTTTTCTGGAGTTGGGTTTTGTGCTTCATAAGCAGCAATAACCTCTGCTTTCTTCTCGTCTGTCCACGCCATTTTACGTTTCCTTTTAGTTTGTGATTGTGTTGCTCCAGGACAACTGCCTGTAGCTTGTAGTTGTGATAAATAAAATCGGTCGCCCATTGGTTTCCTCAGTTTCAATACTATGTATTATACCGACATGAGCGACGAAAGTCAAGAAATATTTTTAGATACGTGACAAGTCGACTCCGTATTTTTCAAGGTGTATGAGTTTGCCAAGATCATATGCGAGAGAGTAAGCAGAGTACCCGCCTGTCTCCACGTTGGCCCACTTCTCTGTATCATCTCGTACGTCTTCCATAACATAGATGGCGTAACATTTACTACCGTACTTGTCCTCATAGTTTACGTCTTTGAATCCGGCTCGCTCGGCTTGGTAGTCGATTGAGAGTTCGTGGTCGACTCGGGCTGGCTTTTGGTAGACTGCTGACCAGACGATTTCTCCTGGCGAGAATGATTCAGCAATGCAAGACTCAGGGAGTACAGCGACTCCGCTTTCTCTCGCAACCGACGGTACTCCGACTCGCTCAATGAGAGATCTAACGAATCCACTCGATCTAAATAGTCCTGCCGCGATTTCGGCAAGGGATTCTCCGGAAAGGTATCGTTCAACTGCTTCACGAATTTCTTCATTTGATGCTCCTCGTCCGCGATTCTGCTTTTTACGTAGTTCACGATACTCGACTTTATCTTCGTAATCATCTATGATTCTCTGGAGGCGCGTGGTATTGTATGCTATATTTAGCATATCGCACGCAACCTTCTTGGAAATAGGTTGGTTTCCACTCAACAAATCTATAACTTTCGATATATTGCTCTCGCTCAGGTTCTCGTAGTCTTTCTTTTTGATCTTCCGTACCAAAGATTTTCTCCCAATTCTCGTAAAACTTTCTTGTATTTGTAGGACGTTGCTTACTACCCTTGCTCACGTGGGTCATCTCCTATAGACATTCGCAGGTACCAAATAGCTTTTCGGGTATCCTGTTCTTTGTTATCTTTGTTGTTTGCTCTCCAGATATATTTGAATGCGTTAAGGCGGCAGTATTCTGCAAATCCTTCTGGCGACGTTGTTTGTTTCATCGCATCAATACATTCTACACCCTCACGCTTGTAATGTAAAGGACTATTTACTGGGTCATGTACTTTCATTCTACAGCCTCAGCTACGTCAGGGAAGTGTGTACTAATAACATCCCAACACTCTTCTGCAATAATCATGTGCTCTTTCTGAGTGCCGTGACCCCGCCGCAATTCACAGTAGTGAATCCACGAACGAAGAGTTCCGCTCATGTATAGTGTAGATACTGTATTACCTTCTGGTAGTACTGCACGAGCTTGCTCTTTTGCAATACCATTGTCTAAGGCCCAACGATACGCTTTCTTTGATGCATCCAGTACTTTCGCCTGCTTCATGTTCCAGTCTTCATACAAGCGCTCGTTTTGAGACTTGTTTCCACCTTTGCCAAAATCTTCTGAGTCGTCTAACTCAATGCTGTTCTGACGGTTAGCAGGATCTTGCAGACGTGCTTCACGATAGTAAAAGTCTTCTGCA